AAATGGCCTGGGTTGCTGTTATCAGCATGTGCGTGTTCGCTCTTCTTCCTCTTGCTCCTTTTATCCCAGACAGTCGCCTGGACACCCTAGCGGCTCTGAGTGACATGTTGTTTTTGAGTCAAGCATCGATTGTCGGGCTGTACTTCGGCGCTAGCGCATATATGGCCAAGAAACCTTGAGTTGGCAAATCAGTGCCGGTCTAGGCATCGTTCTGGCACTAACCCTGGGTGCTTTCAAACTCCACTACGACAAAGCAGAGGCTGAGAAAGAAAGCCTTTTGGTACAGGTTCGACAGGCCCAGGCGAACACTGAGCTTCTCGAAAAAACGGTGGCTAAGCAAAACCAAGATTTGGAAGAACAGCAAAAAAGAAATCAACAGGTTATGGACCGGGTTACTGAACTCACAGAGGAACACGCAAAGGCAAGACGCGAGGTCGATGAGATCAGAAAAAAGTTCGCCAAGCACGATCTCGATGTGCTTTCATTAAGAAAACCGAAACTCATCGAAAAGATCATCAACAATGGAACCAAGGACGTACTGCAAAATTTGGAAGTTATTACCACTCCTGCTAGTACTTAGCGGCTGTTCTCTGTTACCATCTCGGACGGATTCTCCCAAAGTCCAAACAGTTGAAGTGGCTACGGTTGCTAAGCCTCCTCCCAGGTATCACCCGCCCCTCCCAAATGCCGTAGCCACTTTGCCTGTTGAGTGGACTGTTCTTACTCCAGAGACAATGTCAGAATACCTCGAAGATTTACGCGAAGGTAACGCTCCCACAAACGCTTTCTATGGATTAACCACAAAAGGATATGAAAACCTTTCTCAAAATATGTCAGAGGTTACTCGATATATTCGACAGGTTTTATCCATCATTGAGTATTACCGCCGCGTCGATCAAGAGCAGGAGGAAGAAAATGAAAACGAGTGAAGAAGGAATTGCGCTAATAAAAAAGTTTGAAGGTTGTGAGCTTAGCAGTTATCAGTGCTCTGCCGGTGTGCTCACGATTGGTTACGGACACACGCTAGGTGTTCAGGATGGGGATACTTGCACTCAAGAAGAAGCTGAGAGCATGTTGAAGGATGACCTCGGAGTCTTTGAAGAAGCGGTTGACCGGTTAGTCGAGGTGGATCTAGAGCAAAACCAATTCGATTCGCTTGTTGCTTGGACGTTCAATCTCGGAGAGGGCAACCTTCGAGAATCTACTTTGTTGAAAATTCTTAACGAAAAAAATTACAACGGTGTGCCAGAACAAATAAAAAGATGGAATCGAGCCGGCGGGGAGGTTCTAGATGGTTTAATCAGGCGCCGAGAAGCAGAAGCGCTATTGTTCGAGGGCAAGCCCTGGGAACATGTCTGAGTTAGCACTCAAAGATTTTGACATACTTTCTGATGCCGACAAGGCAGAGGCGGTGGCCCTGCTTAACAGGTACAACGCTCTAGAAAAACAAGAAAGCTGCCAAGAAGACTTCATATCGTTTGTCAAAAGTCAGTGGCCTGATTTTGTTGAAGGCAGACACCATCGAATCATCGGTGAGAAATTCAACAAGATCGCTCAGGGCAAACTGAAAAGACTGATCGTTTGTTTACCACCCAGGCACACTAAATCAGAATTTGCTAGTACATACTTCCCCGCTTGGATGATGGGGTTGAGGGGCAATCTTAAGATCATTCAAACAACACATACGGCAGAGTTAGCGGTTCGTTTCGGCCGTCGAGTCAGAAACATCATTGACTCCGACGAGTATCAAGAGGTATTCCCAAAACTACGGCTAGAGGCCGACAATAAATCTGCTGGGCGCTGGACCACCAACCAAGGCGGGGAATCTTTCTACGCTGGCGTGGGTGGTGCGATCACCGGCCGGGGTGCTGATCTTTTGATCATTGATGACCCAGTCTCAGAGCAAGATGCGTTGAGCCCCACCGCTATGGATTCTATCTACGATTGGTATACCTCCGGTCCTCGGCAACGTCTCCAGCCTGGGGGAATCATCGTTATAGTGATGACGCGGTGGAGTACTAAAGATCTGGTGGGCAAGGTACTTAAAAAGCAAGGCGATGATTATGCTGATCAATGGGATCTCGTGGAGTTCCCAGCAATCATGCCCGAGTCTGATGAACCTTTATGGCCAGAGTTCTGGAAAAAGGATGAGCTGCTCGGAGTGAAAGCATCTCTACCTATCGGCAAATGGAACTCTCAATGGATGCAAAACCCCACCGCGGAAGAGGGATCGATCGTTAAGAGAGAGTGGTGGAGAGTATGGGAGGATGATGACATACCGCCCTACTCTTATGTGATCCAATCGTATGACACGGCTTTTAGTAAGAAAGAAACGGCTGACTACTCTGCGATTACCACCTGGGCTATTTTCCAACCGCAAGGTGACGGGCCGGAACAGATTATTCTGTTAGATGCTCAGCGAGTTCGTTTAGATTTTCCCGATCTAAAAAAGATGGCCTGGGAAGAATACAAATATTGGCAACCCGATTGTGTGTTGATAGAGGCGAAAGCATCAGGCACTCCGCTAACACATGAGCTAAGAAGAATGGGTATTCCGGTAACAGCATATACCCCCTCCCGCGGTCAAGACAAAATAGCCAGAATGAATTCGGTAGCACCGATATTTGAAAGTGGTATGGTATGGGCTCCAGATAGGCCATTTGCGGAGGAAGTGGTTGAAGAGATGGCATCATTCCCATACGGGGATCACGATGACTATTGCGACTCCTCTACGATGGCGCTGATGAGATTCAGACAGGGTGGCTTTGTGAGTTTGAACGATGACTACCCAGAAGAGGTACAACTGATGAACCACAACAGGACGGTATTTTACTAATGGCTGTCGAGAAAAGACCTCTAGGCACTGAGGAAAACCCAGATGTTATGGTTACCGGAAACTCGGTAGACGTAGAGGTAGAGCCATCTCGCGCCGATCAGCTGCGCGAAGCCGTAGAGATTCTCGTCACCGAAGAGAACATTCTGGTTGATGATGAAATCAATGAGGTCGAACCATCAATGGTTACAGACTTCAACGCGAATCTTGTGCAGTTTATTGATCAGGCCGATCTAGGACGTTTGGCAAACGATGTCATATCTTCGATCAAAGGCGACAAGGAGTCTCGAACAGATTGGGAAAAGACTTACGTCGATGGATTGAAATACCTCGGGATGAAGTTTGATGAAACGAGAAGCCAGCCTTTTGAGGGCTCCACTGGTGTAATCCACCCGATCTTGGCTGAAGCAGTTACACAGTTTCAAGCTCAGGCTTATAAAGAATTGCTACCACCTAAAGGCCCGGTCAAGACAGAGATCGTAGGCAACCGCACCCCAGAGATTGAGAACCAAGCAGAGCGGGTACAAGAGTTCATGAATTTTTATCTCATGAACGTGATGGAAGAATACGATCCCGAGCTTGATATGTTGTTGTTCTATCTGCCGCTAGCCGGCAGTGCATTCAAGAAAGTTTACTACGACACAACCATGAATCGGGCGCTTTGCAAATTTATCGCCCCGGAAGATCTAATCGTTCCTTACGAGAGCACTGATTTATTCAGCGCAGAACGAGTTACTCATGTATTGAACATGAGCAAGAACGAAATCAAAAAGCAGCAGCTATCAGGTTTCTACGCCGATGTAGAGTTGAAAGGCGAAAATTATTCCCTCAATCGAGATGAGATAGAAGAGCAGATCGATAACATAGAAGGGCTAAAGCCTGGATATAAAGAGAGTCGAGATCACGTTGTGTACGAGGTCCACACGATTCTAGACCTACCCGGTTTTGAAGATACAGACGAGACTGGTCAGATAACCGGTCTGAAGCTGCCTTACATAGTGACGATTGATGAGACAACGAACCAGGTCTTGTCAATCAGAAGAAACTACAGGGAAGCGGATCCTCAGAAAAATAAGATCAACTACTTCGTACAGTATAAATTTTTGCCTGGGTTGGGCTTTTATGGACTGGGACTAAGCCACATGATTGGCGGTTTAGCGAAGGCTTCCACTTCTATCCTGCGACAGCTCATAGACGCTGGAACACTCGCTAACTTGCCGGCTGGATTCAAAGCTCGAGGTATGAGAATCCGAGATGAGTCTGAGCCTTTGCAGCCTGGAGAGTTCAGAGACATCGATACGACAGGGTCATCTTTGCGAGAAAACCTGATTCCGTTACCGATCAAAGAGCCATCAAACGTGCTGATGCAATTACTTGGCTTACTGGTTCAAAGTGGCCAACGCTTCGCTTCAATTGCAGACATGCAGATTGGTGACATGAATCAGGCTATGCCAGTAGGAACGACAGTGGCACTGTTGGAGCGAGGCACCAAGGTGATGTCGGCGATACACAAGCGACTGCATTACTCGCAGAGAGTTGAGTTTCAGTTGTTGGCAAAAGTGTTCTCTGAATATCTGCCACCTATGTATCCGTACTCCACTGGCACAGGCATGCAAGAAGTCTTAAACCAAGACTTCG